CTACGATTCCAGATCCTGGGATGTAGCGAATAGCGTTAACAGGTGCGGCCGCTGAGTTAAGAGAATCAAGATCAGCATTGCTTAGAGCTGGTACTGATACAACTGCAGCAAGGCGTGATTGGAGACCCGCTGGGGCCTTAAACACTCCGCGGCTTGCGTCAGTTAGCGCGTAAAGACCAGCAACAGCTGCTCCAGCACCAAGGGTCTTAGTTGCTCCTGAAGGTGCTCCTACAGAAACTGTTGGGTCAGCAATTGTTACCTGTGGGTAATAAACGGCTGCCTGTGAAGTCGCTGTGTAGGTAGCTGCCAAAGTCAACTGATTAGCTGCTGTGTCATTGATGCCATCAATAACAACAAAACCATCTGTACGAGTTGAGGCTGCGTATGAGATAGCCGCGTTAACAGTTGTAGCGTCTGTGTATCCTGGGATATTGATAACCAAAGACTGGGTAATAGTGTCAAATGGGCTTGGGCTACCAAACGCATAAGAAACAATTGTTGAACCTGTTACAGCTGATCCATCTGAACCAGTGCTGAGTGACTGATTAGATACAAGAGCTGGGTTATTAGCTGGCGCAGTTGTAGTTGAAGCAAGGTCAGTAGCTGTCAAATATGTTGAGTTATTGTTGATAACAGTAACTGCATAACGGCTATCTGCAGAATTCATTGTTACATCTGTCCACTGTTCAACAATGTATCCAGCAGTGTTTCCACCAAGGTATACAATAATATTGAAGTAGCCTGTAACAGTTGAGGCTGTGATAGATACATTTAGTGTGTTACCCCATGAACCAACGTTCTTTGCGTTTAGGCGAAGTGTTGGCTGAGGAGTTCCGGCAGTATCATTGAATGAACGTGTAGCAGCGGCTGCGGTAGCGCCTGGAACACGAAGGATATAAGCCTGATTTCCACCATTAGCAAAGTACATATAGGCACCAAGTGGAAGCGCGTTAGATGCGCCAGTGTTCCAAGAACCAAATAGGTTTACATATTGGCTCCAAGAAGTTACTAGTGTAGGTGTAGTTGGACCGCGGTCAGCAGCACCAATAAGAGCAGCAACTGTGTTAGAAGATGCCCCAGCTACTGGCTGGATTGGGTTCAACGTCTCTTGGACGTATACCCCGGGGCGTGCGTAGGTTGTCATTAGAGTGTCTCCTTGTTAGTTAAGAATTCGTTACAGATGGTGGGACAGGTGTTAGACCAGACGGGATATACGAAGTAGTGTTGTTAATTTGTACAGTAGATACAAGCTTGATGGCCACAGCGTTAGCTGCATCTGGGGTCATCTGACTTACCACTCGTACCGTGTACACATTTCTCAAGAGACGGCGGTTTCCGGTTTCACCCTCAACTGTGTCTCTCTTTACAAATCCATCAACGAACATAGATCTAATGCTGTAGTTAGACCCAGATGGGTTTGCTACTTTTAGATAGCCGTACTTTGATGGAAACTTAGTCATTAGCTGATAGATGATTGATCTATCATGGCGTGGGTGGCGGGCAAAAGAAGTTACCTGGTAAACAAGGTCGTAAGCCACCGGAATTTTATTTGTATAGGCGTAGTTTGGATCAGCGGTTATCGTACCCAAGTTATCTGTGTCTGTAATAAAGCCATAAGTTTGGCGTTCATTAGCAGGTAAAATGTCAATTAAGTCAATAGTAATGTAAGGAAATATCTGATCTCTTACTTCAACGTCAGGGAATCCATACCAAACTTTAACTGGACGGTTAGCGTTCTTATCATCAGAAACGGTGATGCCGCTAAGATGGCCTTTAAGGGCTGAGTCTTCAGCAAGTACAAATGGGTAGGTGATTGTCACATTATCCCCATCTCTGGAAAGAGGTTATTGATTGTCTTCTCAGCAAGGACGCTTGCGATAACTCCCTCTGAACGAGAGATAAATGGGCGTATAGCAGCGTTAGGCATTTGTCCAGGGCCGCCATATTCTAAGTCTTCTACCTCTGTAGTGATCTCTTCTGGGTAGTGAACAAATAGATTAAAGTCTCTATCGCACTCAACGCTGATGCTATCTACGATGTGCTTAGGCCATTGTGAAGTTGAGGCCAAAAGACGTAGCTGCTCTGTAAGGGGAGGCAAAAGCTCATCTACCGCTTTACGAGAGATTGAGTCAATACTATTTGCGCTTATTAGCACGCTGAATCACCTTATATCCGATGTAAGCTGCACTTACGACATCTGCGACATGCCAGTTAGGTTCTGGAATATGTTCGGTAATAGCCTTGGCGAACTCAATGTCCGAAGGCTTATCTACCTTATCTTTGTCAGCCATAAGTATTCTCCTAGGGGGAGCAGCAAAGTACATCGCAGAGGTGAAGCTTTAATCCCGCACGGGATTACTATAAGGATAAACGAAAGGGCGCCCGTAGGCGCCCTTAAGTCTTAATTACTTTTACTTATCCTTCTTTACCTTCTTGGCCAATGCCTTGTCCATCTTCATATCGGCTTTAGCAGATGGGTTCTTCTTATCCATCTTCTTATCAGCCTTCTCAAAGGCCGCCTTCTGCTTAGGGCTCATACCCTTTTCAATCTTAGCGTCAGACTTCTTATCAGCCTTCATACGTGCTGACTTACAGGTAGCACAGGTGCACTTGCAACCTGCTGCTGGCTTGCCAGCCTTACATCCACAGCCACACTTAGCGCACATTTACTTACCCTTCTTCTTAAGAGCCTTGAAATCTGCTCCAGTGATCTTATCTTTTGGGGCAGCAGCTGAAGCTAGCTTCTTCTGCTTTGAAGACATAGGTTTAGCCTTGCCCTTGCCGTATCCGGCTTCGCCCTTTTTCTTACCGCATCCACAGGTCATGCACATATTACTTACCTTTTTTCTTACGAGCAGCTGCAATATTGTCAACTGCATTTGGATATGGACGACCAGCGGCTTTAGCTCTAGCACGGGCTGAGGCCTTCTGGCTCTTACTTAGTTTACTATGCTTACCACCGTCTGGGTCTTTCTTATCCCAAAGAGGTTTTTCTTTAGCCATTACTTCTTCTCGTCTTTCTTACCCTTAACAGCAAGCTTGGTCATCTTCTTCTGACCATACTTCTTACGGCCTGCTGCAGCGGCAACTGCGGCTGGATCTGTGGCACCGCTTTTAACGGCAGCCTTCTCTACAGCCTTAAAACGTGCTCCTGAACCTAGTTTTGCCTTAGCCATTATTTATCCTTCTTTGCTTGCTTTGCAGCGCGCTTCTCTTTAAGAGTCATCTTTGGCTCTTTCTTCTGGTTGGCGTTTCCTTTTTGTTCTTTATTTGCCATCTTTTTTATCCTTTACCTTCTCGGGTAGTTTTCCTTTTGGTGTTTCTTTCTGCCATTGGCGCGCCATCTTAGGGTGGGTGGCATACATCCACTTCTCCTGGGCGCGACTCTTAAATGGCATTATGGCTTCTTAATGACAATCTTGGTTGACTTCTTAGATGAGGAATTGATAGAAATAGTCTCACCTTTTTTAGTCAGACGGATGCTCATGCAGTTGTAACCATCAATACTGCAACCTTAGGGCTGCCAGATGCTGCAATTGCATAGACCTTCTCTGATGGGCTAAGGCTATCAAGGGTAATTGATGCGCCAGCGGCAAGTGATACGCCATAAGAGGTAGAAGAAACGTTAGATGCGCCTACATAGACAACAATAGAGTTATCTGTGTTCTGGATAGATACGCTTCCATACTGCCAGGTGTTACGAACTTCTGGGCCAACAGTTACGGCAGGATCATTGTTAAGTAGGGTTGCGGTTGAGGCATTAAGCGTAACAACCGAGTGTGTGAGTGCCATGTGGCTCCTTAGTTAGCGTGAACTTCCATAATTTTAGCGGCTTTACGGACATTACAAAGGCCATGTGCGGGACGTATATTATCCAAAGTATGGGTTCCACCTTTAGATAAAGGGGTCAAATGGTCTAAGTGCATTCCGCGCTCCCAGCCCTCTTTATTGGTCCTTCTGGGGGCTGCAATGTCGATTTCTTTTTGGCAAATGTGGCAGGTTAACCCGTAGGCATCTAGTACTTGTTGCTCTGTAAAGTCTTCTACTTGGGTTTCTCT